ATCTTTTGCACTATTTCTTTTAGTTAATTGTTCTTTGTTATCTGCGTCTGTTTTCATTTTAGCAGTCATAACATCACTTAAATTTTGTGTTCTTTCTTCAGTCATTTATTGGTTCCAATTCTTGTTGCATTTTTTCTGATTCTGTTTGTTTAGGTTCTATTAATGTAGAAACTAAATGTACTCTTTCACACTCACTACCATTAAAAAAATTATGATACTTTGTGTTGTCTGTTATATATGCCGCTCCATCAGCAGGCATATGAAAGGCAATATCCTCTATTACCATTTTATTTCCTAAATTTGTTATAATAGGTATATGTAGTCTTTTTTCTGGATCTCTATGCCAACTTAAACAACTTCTAGGTGGTTTCATTAAAAATCTCATACGACCAATATTAAATTTTGATCTAACTATATTATATACTTCTTCAACATATGTACCTTTAAACTCTGGACACAATTCAGTATATTGAGATTCTTTTACAGGTTCTAATCTTTGTTCTTCGTGGTTAGTAGAGTCTGGATAAGTCCAGTATAAACCACGAACATTACCACCTTGTATAGAGTTTTCATCACCAGGTATTCTATTTACACAAATAGCATTAAAATCAAACTTTGTTTTATCGTCTGTTCTAAAACCTAAATGATATTTAAAATCAAGGTAGGCCTTACCTAGTTTTTCTATGTCTATTTTAAGATCAACTCTATCGTGGTGTTTACTAATATGTTCATTTAACATACTACTATTTATTAGAGTATATCAAAGGTGCCTAGTATCATACAGACTATAACATAACCTATATAACAAAGTAAAAGAAACCCTATTATCTTTTCCCACCAACTAAACATTGTTAACAGGTTCGCAACCAACCTCAAGGTGTTCAACAGATAGATGGCCGTCTTCATCTAATAGTTGTTCTATTGTTAAATCTTCTTTCATTTGTGCAGCCACCAGGCATTGTTCTTTAGTATCAAATACTCTTGGTGGATCTTCGTACATAGTATTACATTCAAATACCGTAACGGCACAGATTATCGCATACATTTTAAACATAGAACTATTTAGAGAAATTTCCGATTTTTTTTTTATGATTTGCTTCGATTCGGCGATTTTTGCGGTATTAGGTACTCTAAGCACTTCTCGGAGCGTTCCTACATCACTATGTATAATTATTGGATTTTCAACACCTTGTGTACAAACCATTTGAGAAATCGTTTAATATGTCTATTAACATATTTGTTTAGAAAATAACGTACACTTCGCACTAGAATTAAGATAGGTGAAGATAAGACATCAAACGCAATAAGACCAATATCTACTGATAAGTCAATCCAATGGTCAATTGTAGACCATTTCTTAAATCTTTGCCATCTACTAGTAACTGGCCGAAAAAATTTTGACCTCTTTTTTCTGTCTTTTTCCATCTGTACCAGTATCTCTTTCTTTTGTCTGATTCTCTTTAGATGTTGTTTAAGTCTAAACCTTTGAATAGGCGTCATTCCCATAGTGACCTCCCAATAGTATATTTAGGGTTGAAGGCCGACTTTTAGAGTAAAAAAATAGTCCGAAAAAATTTTTAGTTATTTAATTAAGAAACCAGGCCAGTATATATCTAATGATTGTTATTGCATTTATAGATTAAAAAGCTGGCCTAGTTTTGAATACCCGTCCTATATATAGGAAATCCTATGGGTTTAAATCTATTGTAGAGCCTCGTATAGTTGTAGAGCCTGTTGTATTATGTGTAGTAGTACCTTCTACGGTTTTTGTTTCATTACCTTGTACATTTAAATTATAATTACCTGCAACATTACAATTAAAGTCTGCCCCTACATCAAAGTTAAACTGGCCTGTCTTTGTAACTACATTAAGGTTGCCGTTATCTACTTGTATATTAACATTTGCGTTTGGCCCTACTTGTATATCGTAGTTGTTATCAGCCGTACCACTTTTGTTAATATAAACTTTATGGCGGCCGTCTATGGTAATATCACTATTGCCTTTTATGTAGTGTTTATTATCTGCGTTTGTTATATTAAAATAGCTGGCCGTATTAAGGTCTATTCTATTGCCAGCTGTATCTATTTCATAACCTGTGCCAGAGGAATGTCTTTCGTGTATTCTATAATGATTTGTTCTTACACCATCTTTGTCTATTGTAAACGAATCATCATATTCTCTAACGTGGCCGCTTTCTGATTCAAATACGTGATTGTAAGGATAGACGGCGTTATATGTAATAGCAGGTTGTGACCAGTTATCTGTATCGCTGGCCTGAATATTACTGCCTACCTCATCAAAGTCAGCGGTAGGTATATTTTCTTCTCTGGCCGCCTTACGTGCTGTCAGCGTGCTGTGTTCTTTGTCTGGATTGTTAACGGCCAGTCTATTGGTATCTGGTTCGTCTTTTTGTTTAGGATATACAGATACGCCAGTTGGTTCGCCGTTCTCATCTAATCTGCTATTAGGATCATAAAAGCCGCTTGCCGTTTTACCTAATTCACTAGGCTGGCCAGGCATTGTACCTACTACGACCATCTCTTGCATTAAGTCATTGCCATCTCTAAAGTATCCCCATACCCAACTGCCTTCTACAATAAAACTAGGTGACTGGCCAAGACCAGATATGCCTGCTGATGTAGATGGCAATATAACAGACGCCCAAGGTAAGTCTGCTGTGGCGATTTTACTTTTATCGCTTGTGTGTATGCCTAGTGCTCGTACTCTTAGCCTGCCGAGTTTCTGCGGATCGTGTCTATCCTCTACTACACCTACAAACCATTTAAATTCTGAAATTCCTAGAAATGCCATTTTATTTTACCGATATGTTGCCGTTTTTAATGACTGCGTAATACATCATTTTTTACTATTTTCTTCTTTCCTACGCAAACTGCCTTTATCTTCATTATCACTATGTATATAAGGCATATGGCCACTTGAAGCACTAGTCCAGTCTATGTTATGTTGATTATTATTGAACCAGGCAGTCGCTAGACTGACTTTATCTTTGAGTTTCGTCCATACACTAATGCCTTTGTAGAATCGTTCATTTTTTCTATTCTGTATCATACAATCATAGTCATAGAGAGTATTGGCCATATATCTCTTAAATCTGTCTTTACATCTTTTGCTTATAGTTCTTATTATCTGCATTTATATGTTCTTTCTCATTGTCTTTTGCTCAGTTATTATCTCTCGTGTTCTATGAGTAGGCCAGCCTCTATGTCAAAAAAATTTCTGACTCTTAGCAGCTCTAAGCCATTATCTCATTATGTCCTTCAGTATTTGCGCCATCTATTAATGCTTCGTCTAGTTCGTATTGTAGATATGTAAGACTATCGTTGTTTTCTCTACTTGAAAATGTATCTATATTTTCTTCTGGATATGCAACTCTTACGGCGTCTTTTACACACTCTAAATTCATTGTGTGTACATCTGCGTTTGATGATATTCTATGGTGTATTTTATATACTAGATAACGACCACTCATATATGGGTCTATATCTAATGGGTTGTCCATACCAGGTGGTTCATAACTAGGTACTTCAAAACTAACTAGGTCACCTACGCTTAAACCTGTAAACCCTTTGCAATCTAATGATATTGATTGACTTTTAAAACTAAATTTCTGTGCGTCATTTCTAGGTAGTGTTCTTTCACCTTCTGGTCCTTCATAATCGTTTTGTAGTTTTTCTGTTGTAGATACAAAGTTTAATGAACCTTCTGGTTTATCTGAAATCATCTTGCCGTCTTTGTAATTAAACAATGGCAACTGACCTTTGTTATCTACTTTACCACCTGATCCATCGTGTTCAGTATGAAATATTTTAGGAAAGTATAAGTTATAATCAAAATCTATCTCGCTAAATGTTTTATTAAATATGTCGTGTGTAATAACTTTACTAGCATATACACCGTTAGATAAGTTCTTTAATGTATCAAATTGATTTACAATACTATAACCATCTACCGTCTGCATTTCTGATATAATATCAGTAACACCTGTACCACCTTTTACATTACGAGGTTTCTGTTGAAACTTTGCAACAACAGGTCTTGCTACGCCAGAGATCGCTAACATATTCTCTAAACTTCTAAATCTAAAACCTGTGCTGTCTTCATAAAATAACATACCACTAGAGTCATACTTCAATGGTTCTGCATTTGTTGTTAATTTAGATATTGCCTTAAATGGTTTTAATCTAGGCATTACAAATTTATGTAAACCTCTTGTTTCTTCTACAATTAAATTCTTTGTACTTTCTAAATCATTTCTGAATACATCAACAACCATTTGATCTATTGAACCTGTTAATGTTCTATTAACTCGTTTCATCTCATTGTCAATCATTTCTTTACTGCAAAAATGCAACACATATAATTGTGATCTAGGTGTAGTAGGTGTTCTATCTGAAATCTTGTATATGTACATTGGGTGACCTGTATCTGCGGAAAAGTCATAACCTCTACCACAGCCAGGGGTTGCCAGTTTAAACTCTATTCTTTCGTAACCTGTAAGAGGTAGGTGTGATACTATTGCTTGACCATCTGCGACTACAATATTACCTGATAAACCAGGTCCTTGTAGTGATTCGTACAAGTTCATTTCTAATACCAATGTTTTGATATTTACTGATTTAGGTGTGTTTGAACCATTTGCTGATTGATATGAAACTAGAGATATATCATCTAGTAGATAGGCACCTGGTTTTTTTAATCTATCTGTATCTATTTGTGTGTACATAATTATTCATTCATCAATCTTTCAAATTCTTCAATCATCACAGGTAAAAATGATGGATTCAACAATTTAATTCTGCTAATTTTATCTTGTTCTCTTTGCTCATATTCTCTATTAGAAACTGCTTGAGCACCAACATCTGTACTATTACATTCTATTAAATGTGAATTATCAATTGACGTTTGTGGTCCACTTGACTGCACCTTTTCATAATGATGTATTGCGTCAGGA